ATAAACATCTAATACGTGTTTCTACTAAATATTATTCTGTGTTTATAACTGAACACAATCTTTTTAAAAGGAAAAACTAAATGAAGAAAATCTTCGCAATCTTCGCAATCTTGGCCTTGGCCATCTCCGGTACTGCTTTTGCAGCCGACAGTTTCACTGTCGAAGGTCAGCACATCAACAATGCAGGTGCTGCCGCTCAACAACAATATGTTTTGGGTGTAAAGAAAGAGTTCACGGGCTTTGCTGGTGACTTGGCTTTCTCTAATGCACAAACTGAAGGCACAAACGCTTTGAGCACACGTCTTGAAGCCGGTGCCACAGTACCCGGTCCAGTTGGATTGTATGCTCGTGCCGCAATTGGTCAAAAGTATAGCAACACCACAGACTTCACATATTACTCGGTTGAGCCAGGCATTGCCGCCCCAATCGGTTATGGGTTGACTGCCAAGTTTGGTTATCGTTTCCGTAGTGCCTTTGATGGTTCACAGAACAACGACCAAACACAGACTGCACGTTACTCATTGGCCTATGCCCTGAGCAAAGACGACACAGTGGCTGTCAAGTATGACCGTGTCAAAGGCGACAGCAACCAAAAGGTCGTTGCCGTAGCATACACACGTGGTTTCTAAAAAGTAACACTTTTTTGTTACCTCAAAAAGGTAATACTCAAGTACTACAAAACCCTGCCCAGTGCAGGGTTTTCTTTTGATTTGACCAAATATTCAAGATCGAGTATAATAAGCACATGAAGTTAGAAATCAATGAAATACTACAGTGGACCGGAGCAGTGTTTATCATTGCAGGCCACAGTCTCAATGCTGTGGGCCCTGAGGCTTACCCCTACAATATTCTTGCCTTTTTCCTGGGAACAATATTGTTCATGGCCTGGACCATACGTGTTGCAAATCGGCCACAGTTGATGGTGAACATTGTTGCATTGGCGATTGGGGCATCGGGACTAGTCAAAGCATTTGGTTGACCAATAAATCCCAATTTGCTATAATATACACATACAAACACAAAAGGAGCCTCGAATGACAGAATTTGAAAACAAGTGCTACGGTATCACCGAACAAGAGATTCGTGAACAGTACATGCAAAGTATCACAGCCCAGTGTTCAGGTCTTGAAATGGTTGTAATGGGCATCATGAGCGACTGCCAAGAAATGATGTCCATGGGCACTGGCCCCAGTTCGGTTGAGTATGTTCGCAAGCACATGAACATTGCCAAATTCATCCTGTCAGAAATGATGGATGCTCGAGTACCGGCGTAATTTAAGGAGAACCCTATGAGTAGAATGAGCGATATTAGCACAATGGTAAAGGCTATTTGTGAAGACCGTGGCTATGACAGCCCCAAAGAATTTGACTACAGTGACGTTGAGTATCTTGCTGAAGAATTTGGTATATCGGTGGTGGCCGTTTGTGCAATCGTACGCATTGATGTTCCAGAAAACTGTAGCCCTTTTGCAACATCAAACAGTTGACCAAAAATTCGTTTTCGGTTATAATATATTTTTAATTCACTAACTCAGGAGATTTTATGTCTTATTCTTTTGCAGGCACCAGCGTTACCAAAGGCGCTCTCAAAGTTCGTTTTGCCAACTCAGATGCTCGTGCCAAACAGTTGGCCAAACTGGGCGATACAGATGTAAACATTGTGCCTTTACCCCATGTCATGGACAAGGTGGCGGCTGTGGCCTACTTGCTAGACTCTGGCTTTGCCAAGGACATCTTGGTTCGTGCTGTGCTAGAAGCAGAAGTGGCTCCCCGAGTCAAGGCCAAAGCCCCTCGCACTGTCAAGGTACGTGTGAAGTCAGCCCGGCCCAAAGCCAAGGCAAAAACAAAGTCTACAGATGCAACTGAGGCCGAAGTTGATGCGTTGTATGCGGCAGTTTACGGCAACGAGTAATGATAGTCAACGCCTTTTTTGTTTGGCTTAATTGGCGCATTGCCGAATATTGTTTTGAAAACAACAGCCCTGGTTGGGGCTGGGCAAACATTTTTTTCAGTGCCTACAACGGCGCTATTATTGCATATCAGTTATTGGGAGGTTAGCATGGGTTTAGACATGTACGCATACACTGCCGCCAAGGAACAGGCAGCCGCAGAAACCAGCCAGCGTGAGATCGCTTACTGGCGTAAACATCCTAACCTGCATGGCTGGATGCAACGCCTGGCCAAGGAAAAAGGCTACTCATACAAATCATTCAACGGAGTTGAACTTGAACTGACCTGGCAAGATCTCGATGATTTAGAACGTGCAATAACGCATGGCCAACTGCCCAGTACCCAAGGCTTCTTCTTTGGCAATGAAGCAGATGACTTTTACAAAGAACAAGATCTTGAATTTGTTCGCAAGGCCCGAGCAGAATTGTTCTTGGGCTTAAAAGTATTTTATAACTCATCGTGGTAATTTTTTGTAAATAGGTAATGAATAAAGAAACATTTTGTTCAGCGCCTTGGACACAGATTCGTATTGATTGGGATGGTAAGTTTCGCCCTTGTTGTGTGATTCAACCTGATGCTTCGGAATTTACAGGGAAAAAAAACTATTCTATTCATGATTCAAGCCTAGATGAATTCATGACCAGTGATTATTTACAATATCTTAGGCAATCACTAGGATCAGGTGTGCCTGTTGCTGAATGCCAATCATGTTGGGCCCGAGAAAAGCATAACATTTTTAGTCTACGTCAAGTAACTAACAATACTGTCACACATAATCAAGGGCACAAAATTGAAAAAACATGGATTAAATCTTTGGTTAATAAAAGTAAAGACTACAGAGATTATAAAATAGTCTCTGCAGATATTAAACTTTCTAATACTTGTAATTTTTCCTGTGTCATGTGTGAGCCGACTGCAAGTTCCCGTATTTACAGCAAATGGAAATCCCAACAATCTTTGTTTTTTGTTCAAGAAAAACTCAAGCGTAACCCAGGATATTTTTCAGATATAACTGCCACTTTCCAATCCCAAAGGGGATATCAGCATCTGCAAGACATTATACAATCTGGTTGTATGTATCTTAAACTCTTGGGTGGTGAACCGTTGCTGGATCAAACTTTATTTCAAATCCTCACAAATGTACCCGAAGATCGCAAAAAAAATCTGTCTCTTCATTTTGTAACCAATGGCAGTTACAATCTAATAGAAGCCACTCAAAGGTTATCTAACTATAAAGAAATTACATTTACAGTGAGCCTTGAGGGAATAAATGACATGCAAGATTATGCTAGAAACGGAAGTGACTGGAGTTTTATTGAGACTAATATATTAAATGCCATAAATCTAGGTATACAAATAAAAGTAAGTCATACATTGCAGGCCTTGACAATTTTGCATTTAGATCAACTGATGGCTTGGTGTAAACAACACGATATATCACTTTTTTTTACACTATTAACTGAGCCTTTATTTTTGGGACTGGCAGTTTTGCCTGATCATATAAAGAATAAAGTATTGCAAAAATTGCAAACAGTACAAAACATCTCTATCAATGATGTTGAAAATACTGACACTAATGTACAGTTAGATTTACGTAAATTATTGATTTCTAATTGCTTTGATTCTGAATTGCATAAAAAATTCATGGACTATATACATTGGTATGAGCGCGACTCAAATCTAAAATTACAAAATATTTGTCCAGAATTTTATCAACTTGACAGATAATTCAATCTTTGTTACAATATAACTTTACAAGCAACGGTAAAGCAGTAAATATATGAATGAAACAGACTTCTCAAACAAAAGGTTTGACAGCATAGTGGCGGCAGGATGGATCCGTGATCTAGAAAGTTCAGACAGTCGCCTACACAAAGAAAAAACAATTGAAAAAGCACTAATGGCCGCCCGGTTGGGCAGTTCCGATGCACAATGTTTTCTCTTTAATTGTTACCAATCCTACAATCCTTTCTACGCTTTTAACATCCGTCAAGTGCCCGAGACAGAGGGGTTGACCGGACAGCCTAACCCTTGGACAAAATTTTGGGCCTTGCTAGAAGCATTGCGCACAAGATCGATCACGGGTAATCGTGCTAGAGAAGCCATTGAAGATCTCAGTCAAATGTTTGATAGTGACGAATGGAACAACTTGGCTCGTAGAGTCATAATCAAAGACCTGCGTTGTGGCATATCAGAGAAAACACTAAACAAGGTACTAGGCAAAACTGAATACCGGATTCCTGTGTTCACTTGTCAACTTGCACAAGATTCCACGGATCAACCTAAAAAACTAAAAGGAATCAAACGCTTGGAAGTTAAACTGGATGGTGTGCGTGTGTTGGCAGTGGTCGATGGTGACAATGTTACCCTGTTCAGTCGCAATGGCAAACAATTTGAAAACTTTCCGCAGATTGCAGATGCTATCGAAGATGCCCGCAAACACTTTCAGTGGGGTCGCGGTACCGGTGGTCGCTTTGTACTAGACGGTGAGATTGTGGGTGAAAGTTTCCAGAAACTCATGAAGCAAGCACATCGCAAGAGTGATGCCAAGACTGAAGGCATGGTGTATCATATTTTTGATATACTTCCATTAGAGTCCTTGCAAGAAGGCCATTGTAATATACAACAGTACAAACGCATTGAATGGATTGAGAGTGCAAAAGATCGTCTTAAAGATACACCTTGTCTGCGAATCATGAATGGCTTGGAAGTGGATCTGGACACAGCAGAAGGGCATGACATCATGCAACGATTTGCCGAAGCGTCAGTAGCAGAAGGCTTTGAAGGCATCATGATCAAGAGCATGGATGCACCTTATGAGTGCAAACGCTCAGACTTCTGGATGAAATGGAAACCTACTATAAGTGTTGATCTCAACATTGTGGGATTTGAACAAGGTACTGGTCGCAATGCAGACCGGTTGGGTGCTATAATTTGTGAAGGAACAGACAATGACCGTAGAATTCGTGTTAATGTTGGTAGTGGGTTTAGTGATACTCTTCGTGATGAGTATTGGGCCAATAGGGATCAGTTACTTGGTCACTTGGTTGAAGTCCAAGCGGACGCAGT